TTTAATTATACCTGCATCCGGTCTATCTTCTCATCCATTTCCCGGCGACCGGTTGAAATTCTACTATGAAGACCGTTTATGTCATTCGAGATTCGTTCCATACACTTATCGAAGTTTTTTCTAAACTCATCCGACTGACCGATATGAAGGTCGAGCGCCCGGGTAATTTCATGAAGGTCGGCGGCGAATTTTTGAACGAGGACGTCCCGCTCCCGCAGACCACCGCCGTTCCCATTCAGCACCTTCCTCATACGAAGTCGTGGGGCCATAAAGTCCCGGTAGACCAGGTAGAGGACAACGGCCAGGGCCATTGCTACCACCGGCCAGATGTGGCCGTCATCTGCCTGCTTGATGACCCGCTCCGCTATCTCCACCGCCTGTGGTATCATTGTAAGGGTCTCCTATTCGACCGGAACTCGGATGTAACCCGACCGATTGTGCGTAGACCCGACGAGCGCCATCCGACGAGGTTCATTCGCCCGACCAAGATGAATCACGTCGTCATAGTTATGCCGGGATTGTCTGCCGTACTCCAGAATAATTTGGTCGAAGGGTAGACCGCTCTTAAGCCGATACCAGTCGAATACCTCCGCCAGCGTGACCCTTGCCGTCCAAAAGTCGGCGGCCACCCAGCCCTTCTTCTTGTTGACCTTGTGCGCACTGGTGGGAGAGCCCCCTACCTTTCGATTGAGCTTCGGGGACCGCTTGCCGCTGTTGATTCGAAAGGAGGAACCAAAGTGGTCCCGACCCGCCTGAAGCATAACGGCCAGGTCCAGGTAGAGGGGTAGCTCGTCCTTGTAGATAAAGTTGTCAATCCCGAAGGTCTTCGCCGTGTCGGACCGAGTAAATTCCCTTACCTGAAAATTCGGCGAAAGTCGGTAGCTACCCGGGACAATAATTCTCTTAACCATACCCACCTCTCTCTTAAGAAATCCCTTAGGTCATACCTCCACCTACCCCAGAACTTTTCACCCAACCAGGCCGAGAGGCTCAGGACGCCAAACCAGACGGCGATGTCGATATAGGACTTCCACCACATCGGACCATAGGCCTTGTGCGCGTCATAGGGTTCTCGAGACATGATGAAGGTAAGCAGGATAAAGCTAGAGGCAATCCTAGCCTCGTACTTTCCGACCCCGGTATATCTTTTAACCAGAACCCAGCCCCAATAGGCCGCCGGTCCCAAGATAAGGCCCCAGCGAAAATGAAGCCACTCGCGTGCCAGTACATGTTCCCAGTCCATCATCGCCTCCTATGGGTCCGGCGTTCCGCCGACCACACCTGCCGGAAGTTTCCCGTCAGCCAGTAACTTCTGCAGAATCCGCGTGTGCAGGGTAACGCTCGAAAAATTCCCGATATTGATAGCCTTTAATTCCGCCCGCGCATCTGCGCCCTCATAGACTATCGTGTAAGTCCACCCGGTAACTGGATCTTCGACCATGACGGAAAGAATTTCTTTTCCAGTTGTACGTTTTTCCTTTTGTCGATTCATTGAAAATGCTGCAACCTGAAAGCGATCGATCATCGTCTTGCTGCCAATATCGCCGACCTCTTCCGGATTCGTGAGTAGAAGTTCTTCTGCCATCAGATAATATCCTCCACTTGTATCGATCGAAAATTGAAGAGTGCGCGCAGCGTTCCCGATCCTGAAATCCTCCACCAGTAGGCAGCGAAGGTTACGGATAATCCCGCAGTCAACCCCGTAAAGAGGTACACAATGGAGAGGGGCTCTTTTTCGCCGGCGGCTGTGAATCTGAATGTCCGCTTTCTAGGATCTCCGCCATCAACCCCACCGACCCGCAGTTGTACCGCATTCTCGCTCGACGCGGCGGATGGCGTCGTAAAGGTACACCCAAACACGACAAGAACTTTGGTTGTTTTCGGTGTCATTGTAATTGTCATTTCCGGAATCACCGCCGGGGTTGAATCCGTTTTATCCGGACTTGATGTCGTTCCGTCCGCCGTATTCTCGATGCTACGTCCCGCCCGCAAAAGCCACGCCGTATTCGCTGTGTTCCGCTGGTAAAGCTCCTCCGTGTCTGTGCGGTAGAAGAACATTTCCGCCGTAGGTGAGCCGGGAAATGACGTGCCCTGATTGAGCAGCATTGAGGTAGACCCGTCCGGTACTACATCCAAATCGACGTCAGCAGAATGTGCGCCGGTCACGTCCGCGCCAGATTCCACCGGCGCATTCTGAGTGAGCAGTGCATCGACATCGCCCGAATGGTCACCAGTCACATCGGCTCCAGCCTCTGCCGCCGCAAAGCGCGTGCCCGAATCTGGTACCTGGTCCTGGTCCTTCGGAATAATGTCGATCTGAACGAATTCAACCTCATAATCTCCCGTAAATGCCGTCCAGTTGAGCATAGCAAACGTGGCGAATTTTGTTCCTGCCGTGGGTATGTAGGTAAATGTTTCTTCAATCGTAGTTGTGCCAGGCATCGGGCCATTCGCCGTGGATATATCAACCACTCCCGTCCTGACTGCTACGATTGATTCGCCGGTCGCTAGACCGACGTGAGTTTTACCGGCAGGCAAGAATGTGTTCAACTCCTGCATTCGCAGAAAAAGGCCATTGGCAGATGTGGCAGACGACCTGTGCCTGATTGTAACTCTATACTTTTGTTTATCGTCAATCGGAATTGCAGGGAATCCGAATCCCACATTTGCATCCGGCGTCCCCTTAATTCTCATGGCCGTCTCGCTGGAATCAGTAAATTCAAGCTGGTCCCGAACCGTGATGCTTTCAACACCACGAATACCGGCGGGTTTTCCTGCGGTATCCTTAATGTCAAGATTCCAATTGGGTAAAATCTGTGACTGTAGACGGTCCCCTGTATTATCAGCACCCGGCCCGTCAGGCTGTAACGACTCAGCGGTCGAACCGTCCCCGTAGAGAATCCGTTTGGCCTCCACGTGGCTCAATAGTTCCTGGCCAATGAACCGGGTAGGCGCACTAACCCAGTTCCCTGACCGCTCTACCTCAAAGATACAGATGTCCGTATCCACCGGGGTAAAGCCAACCCAGGCCAGGTTATCGTCATACTCCCAAGCCCCGGCGTTGTTTCGAACCACGAGAATGTGCGAGTCCCGGAGGGCGGCCAGAGAACGAACGGAGTTTACCAGGTCCTTCGAGAATATCACGAACACGGTTCCGGTATAAGAGTCCTGGGCGGCCTGTCCCATCTGGGTTCGAAGTGAGGTGGTGATGACCGTACCGTCCGGAAGCTTGATGATATAGGCCTTGTCCCCGATTACCTTATCAAATTCAATCTCACCCACGTTCGCCCCACCATCCAACTGGTCGGGCTTGTAGACACCCCTTAGGGAAAAGCCCGCCGACCCATCCGTCTCGTCCCCCGGAAACAGCAGGATACCCGGAAATACCGGGGTATCGGGGGCGGTCACCGTTCCCTCGTCGGTGGTTGACCAGTCATAGACGGTTGACTCTATCTCCCGCATCTGAGTATTTACCCCGTAGAGCGGACTTCCGTCGGGGGCCGCCTCCACTACGAGGGCCAGTTGGGTCACCTCAAAGTTCTTATTTGTAAATCCCCAGTTGGAAAAGCTAATCTGTGCCACGTTACCAACCAGGAGCGTATACGCGGAGAGGTTCCAGGGCGCGGTGAAGGTCTTCTGCTGACGGGCCTTCTTCAAGAATATCTTTGAGAGCCGTTGGGCCATGGTAACGGAGACGGTAAAGGGATAGTTCACCTCCCGCCAGATTCTCTTCCCCCCATCCTCCGTGGTGGCCGCCGCGTCGATTACCGGCGGAAAGTCGGTTGGTTGCCAGAAATTCGATTCCGAGACGAACAGCCCCTTGATACCGTTAAAGATGGACCGGCGCCCCACCATGGTTTGAAGCCGAACCGGGCCGCGGAGGTCATTCTCATCCAACCCGATGGTCGGGCCTACCCAGGCTCCCGCGACCACCTGCCACTGGTCGCCTATCCGGGTTACTGTTCCGGCCATAGCCGCCGCCATATTCTTCAGAACTATCTGGGGGTCATCCGTGGTTAAAAATCGGCCGTGAATTTCATACCGATTTTCAGAGCCACTGGGTAGTACAGAGACCGCCTCGTCACAGATATTGGCCGCGATGTTTACCATGGCATCCGGAATAAAGGAGGTAGCGACCCCTCGGCCGTAGTCGGGGTTGGTTAAAAAATCTCGAATGATGAGGGCTGGGTTGGCGCTCCACTCCGTCACGCTGGTTCGGGTATCAAAGAGCTTCTTACCCCGTATGTCGAAGGTTATCTTCGGCGGCCCGGCGGGAAACTTATTATGGTCCCACTTCAAACGTACGTAGGCATTTGCCCTTCCCCGCTGCCGATGGTCCGCGGTATATTTCCCGGCCGAGTCGGTGACCAAGTTGGTATAGGCGGTCTGAGCGTCAGTTCCGAGCTTAAATTCCGCGTGGACGAATCCGGCAAAGTCCCCGGTCGCGTCTCCCCCACCATCCAGGGGAATCAGGACCCCATCAAAATACATATTTTCTATCGCATCAACCTCATGTCCGACCAGCGTCCAGATGGTATGGAGAAATTGATTGGTGGCTCCGGTCTTCTCGGTATAGGAGATAACTCCGCCGACCCGACGCCGCCCATATAGAACCGGCCAGGCGGGGTCAGCCTGCTTGAAGTTTAGGAGGACCCCCTGGGCCTGCTGGGAAAAACTGAGGCGACTCGCACCTCGTTGAAGGATGGAGGAGACGCCGCCCAGGACTAAAGCGATGCCGAACTTCAAGCCCGCCAGGGTAATGAAGGAGGCGAGGAACGGGCTGACGACCCCCGCGGTTATGAGTCCAGCCCCAAGGGCTATTGCAATAAAGGGCATTAGTGCCAAGCCTCCATGTTTATATTTCTGGGCACACCCAACAACATCAGCTCACCGGGACATAGAACATTCTTCCCATCAAGGGCCATAATCCCCAGGGTATACCGGTTCTTATGATTCTTGAATAAGATAATATCACCTCGACCCGCACTCCACATCGGCCTAGATTCCAACCCGAATTTTGCCCAGATACCATACCAATTTTGCCGGAAGGATTTTCCTCGTCTAATCCTACGCGCACCCATGACCCCCCGATAACCTCGACGACCCTGGGCCAGGTCGACCCCGGTCATAGCCAACCAACAATCACACATGAACAAAAAACAGTCATTGGTTCCCAACTCGAACGGTTGCCACCGCCGTTCCTCTATCTTATTGCTGAGCGCCGTAGGCCAATCGTCGTGACGAATCATTTAGGTATCAAAGGGCGCACTATCATCCTCATCCTCGTCCTCTCTCTCATCTGCTAAGGCCTGCTCCGCCCCCAGGTTACTAATGGAGGTAAGCGTCCCGCCGCCTGGGTCCAGTGGACTCTCTACAAATCCGGCCGGTGGACCATCTGGAATAGGGTTCGGTATTCCCCAGATGCCGGTCCAGAGGGACGCGATGGCCGTCATAAAGTCAAATCCCTTGTCCAGAGGGTAGTCAAGATGCTGGTCCTCCGGGGTAAACCGGCGTTCGTGCGGCCGATTATCAATCAGCTCACCCTCCCCGGTGATGGTTACCCGGATGGTCTTTCCCGTATTCTCGATGATGGGAATATCCGGGGAACCCGACCAGCTGTTAAACGGGTCGGCGATAATTACCCCCGAGCTATCCTTACCGCCCAACCAAATCTTCATGGTCTTTCCATAGCGAGAATCCGATATGACCCGGGCAGCCATGTTATTCGGGATACCCGAGAGGGATACCGAAAAGGGTTGAGCCTTGACATCCTGAGACTCAATTATCCGGTCAATATGAAGAAGCTCCCCCGCCCCCGACCAGGTTTCAGAGTTCCAAACGATATCACCCAAACCACTCCAAAGCCGTAGGAAATCCGTATCGAATTCAATCTCTACAAATAAAATGGGTCGGACTATCTTTCCGGTAAGCTCGGTAACCATCCCGGAGGTTAAATTTCTGGCCATTAGGTAATCGCCTCCACCGCCGAGAGTCCGATGCCGTAAACCTGCGCCCGCCCCACACTCCATCGGGCCGTATTGCTCGCTAGACGAAACGTGCCCACCGGATTCACGGTAAAGATTCGAGACGCGTCCTCATGGGGCACCCGAAGATTGGGCCAGACGGTAATCGGGGCCAGACCGTCGGCATCCGAGTTAACCTGTTCCAATACCTTATAGAGTCGTTGATCGGTCAGTTCGTCGTCCAATGATGCGCCCCACATATCAATTGGCCCCTCAGCTACAACCCAAGTCAAACCTGCACCAATAAAAAAACGTAACTCGGTATCTCCTGATACGAACGTACCACTCACAAAGAATTCTGTCCAAGTCGTAGTGACTGTAATCGTATTGGTTCCTCTCGTCGTATCACCTTGATTTCTTACTGAGATAGTTATGTCAAAACTACCAGAAGCGGCCTTCAGCCAAACTCGCGCAATGAATGTACGATTCGGAATCAATGGCAAACCACTCGTGATAGCTTGCCGAATCCAAGCATTGGTAGCTCCGCCGTCGGGTGTCACACGTTCCGCCTCGGTGACGCCGTTCGGGGCAACGATAGTATTAGTAGACGAGGTACATTCATTCTTCAACCAAGTTGCATCATTGAATTCGTTTACCTTGATGAGGTAGTTATGTCCTACCTGAATATAGTCACCGGGCAATAGAATCCCGTTGATAGATGGGGTCCAACCGAAGGTGGCTATCGTATTTACAGGACTGGTATGCGCCCCGTCGACCCCCGGGTTACCCCCACCCGAACCCTGAGGTATCTTATTGGCGAAATCCCCCAACAGAAATTTATTTTCC